CACAGGCAGTCCCGGCCCAATATAGGCAACCTGAACTTCCTGTTTGCTTTTAGCGTCCACGGCGTAAACGGCAGTCCCGCCACACTCCAGCTTTTTGGTCTTCATACGGCTTGCTCCAGTACTTCCCTAGCCTTGTCCAACTGCTTTGGGGCAAGGTGAGCATAACGAAGCGTCACCTGAATGGTCTTATGCCCTAGGAATTCCTTAATGGTAAGCAACGGAACCCCGGCTTGGGCCAATCGGGAAGCACAGGTATGCCGTAGGCAATGGGGAACGAACTGGTCATCCGAATCAAAACCCAAAGCTTTCTTAGCCTTTTGCCAAAGGTAATTAAACTCAGGGTAATTGACCGAAGAAAACGGCCCATCCCCATTCACGGCAGTACCATTGCCAATCAAAGTCTGAACCCTGCTAGTCAACGGCACGGATCGTGGGGAATTGTTTTTGGTATCCCAAAAGGTAACTAAACCCCCTGAGATGTCCTTCCACTTGACCCCAAGGGCTTCGCCAGCCCTAGCCCCGGTGTCCAATAAAAACAGAATCAGCGATGAAACATCAGGCCGGGAAACACTTAAAAAGTGATCCACAAGCTTCTGCTCCTCCTCTTTGGTTAACCACCGAACCCTGCCATTGGATTCCTTACGCTTTTGAATCTTGGGTAGCTTGGTAATCCACTCCCGATCCAAGGCAAACTTCAGCATCTTGCTTAAGGCCGAAAGCTTCCTGTTAATCGTGGCATTGCTGTTGCCCTTGGTTTGCAGGGAGTCAACATAATCGTCAATCTGCTGAACCCCTAGGTCAGCCACAATGTTTGTAGCCCCAAAGAATTCAACAGCACTCTGAGTGTTGACTGAAGCCGTAGCCTCGCTCTTTGTGCCTTTCCAGATTCGGTTAAGGGCTTGGCTTTGAAGCTCAGCCCAAGTTACTTGTTTGCTCTGCGTGTTCATTGTTTAGTTCCTCCGTGTATTGTGAGTGTAAGACCTGATCCGACCAGATAAGAAAATGCTTACAAGCATCCTCTATGGCTTGCTGTTCGCTTTCCCCATCCACATCCACCCTTGTCCTGTGCCAATCAATCCGGGCAGTCCACATCAGGCGATCAGAGTGATATGTAAGCTCTACATTGGCCCAATCCAATCCGTATGGATTCTGCTCTTGAAGCAAGCGAGGCATTGAACAGCGAAAAGTTCCGATGAGGTTAAACCCCCCTCGCTTCCCTGTTATTGTTTTTGGCGTTTCAATCATTGTGTGTTTCCTCCCTTGTTGAGCACTTATATTTAGTCAAAACGCACCATTGGTCAACGACTATTTTTGTCTTTTTCCTTTGGCGACCTGAGAACCCAATACACGATCAAGTAGTAAGCTGGCCGTGACAAAATGAGGCCAACAAGCCTCGCACACGCAGTTAAAGTCCGTTGTTTTAGCGTATGCAATCTTTTGAGAGTTGGCTGTTTCAATCAAATCCCGGTTGCATACACCGCATATCGGTGGGTTATCAATGTGGAACTGGTCATAGTCCTTAAACATCGGACACTTAATGTAAGACACAAAAACCTCTTTTGTCGAACACTTAAACTTTATGGTTGTTGACCATTTTTAATATGCCCCACTTGTGCTTGCCTGTTTCTTTTGGCTTTTTAGCTTCCACAATTGCTATGTGGGTGTGTTCGTGGGGCGGGTGTATCGGATGGTGAGTCACAAACAATGTGACAAATACCGCCATTATGGTTTTATCTATGCGTGTTGGTGTCTTGTTCATAATGATGCAATGTTTATCGGGCAATTAATACAGGTCAACCTAGGTTGGTAAGTTAGAAGTTAGGCTTATAGAACACTTAATGTTGGGGAAACACTTAATTGATGGGCGATGATAGTGGATTGGAAAAATAAAAAAATTTTAAAATTAAAAAAGATTTTTAGATTTTATATTTTTATATTTAAAAACATTTTTATATATTTTTAAAAGGGTAGAACTTTTAAAAAGTTTTAAACTATTTTTTATGATAAAGGAAAATAGAATATAAAATAAACCCAAAAAGAAAAAAGAAAATAGTTAGGAATTCCCCCAACCTTTCCCATTTTCTATCTAATCTTTTTTTAGTGTGCGACATATGCCACCACCTTTTCCGCCTTATCCCAACAGGCTCGACAGTCTAAGCATTTATTCCCCTGTTTATTGCTAGGGCAAACCTTCGCTTCCACCTTGTCAGGGGTAGTAGTAACTACGGAAGAAACGCAACCGAACTTTTCCGCCAAAACTTTAGGCGGGGGAGCGTCCACCATAAAGGCGGAAAGGCGAATGGTCAGGTTTTCAGGAATTCTAAAACCCTTGTTTAGATATTCCCCTAAAATGCCTACTTCCCTTGTTGGCAACCAATGGGAAACGCTAGGGGTTAGCGTGCAAACCTTCACGATTTTTTGTAAGTGTTCCACGCTTTGGATGTCCCCTGAATCGTGCCACCTAAAAAATGCGTTGCCTTCGCATTTAATAAGGAAGGCCATCGCTTCCGCCCACCTAGGGTGAGATAAACCTTGATACCTCCTTTCCATTGCGTTTTTGGTGTTGGGGTAAAGGTAGGTGTTGCGGGTTGCATAGCATATCTCGCAAGTGCTTCCCGGTATTGCCCTAAGTTTTTCCCCTGTTTTACAACGAAACGCTGAAATGGAAAAGGCGGGGCAAGGCATTTTAGAAGGGCGAGAAAATCCGCCTGTGATCTCCTTAGAATTTTTATCGTCTAAGGGACAATCTAAAAATTTATGATTCATTTTCTTTTATCCTCCTTTTTACAAAGGCCAAATCGCACCTTCCAAAACATCTATGGCCTTGCCTAGTTTTTCGTTTTTAGTCTCTTCGAAGGCATCGCACATTAAATTATGAAGCTCTTCTATATCTACTTCTAAAGTTCTTTCTGCCGTATGTAAAAATTTCATTTTCTTTTATCCTCCTTTTTTATTTTAATTTTAAAATGTCGAAGGGTTTTGCCTCTACAATTTCAAAATTCCCGCAATTCTCGTTTTCTATCCACTCTGAAGCGTCTATCTTTTCAGCTTTTTCAATCGCTTCTTCTTCGTTGAATGCGTTTACTTCAGTTTGATAAATCACGATACTTTTTGCGTATATTGTCCAACGCTTGTTTTTCATTTTGTTTTATCCTCCTTTTTTATTCTAGCGGGGGAAGGGTAGAACTTGCCCACCGCTGTCATTTTTTTTTTATTAGCTAGTAAGTGCCAAAGTTGGGAGCGTCTCGCCGTTGGCGATCTTTTCCGCCCCATCCCACAAGGCACGATTAATGCGGACACTCTCCGCAATGTTTCCCAAGCGGCGAGACAATACAGGACGCACCGCAACCCCTCCCCTAAAGTTTCGAGGGGAGTAGATATTGAACCCGCCTTGGATCACGTTTTCCTGAATGGCGTTGAAGGTATGCCAAAGCGAGGAAGAGTTATCCTCTGAACGGCGAACCCTCAGGACGCTTTCAACCCTTTCCCGATATTCAGACACTAGGAAAGTGTTGGGATTTTCCATAGTTTGCCCAACCTTTTCCCGCATCGAATCGGAAAAGAGATTTTGCCAACGCAACCCAACGGCAAAACCCGCAAGGTTTTCCCGCTGAGTTGTCGTTAGGGTGATGCGTTGCCACTCCTTAATCACGCTATCACCTTTCTTTAATTGCTCCTCTGTGGACGCTACGGCGTGAGCAACGGCATCCCCTAATTTATCCAAACTAAGGGAATGCCGAATCTTCGCCGTTGCATAGGTTGTGCCGATTGCCAAACCATTAGAGCAGATAAGGCGATAGAATCCGGCGAAGACTTCAAAACTCGCCGTTCCATCGTTGGCGTTGCGAAGGTTTAAGCGGGGGAGATATTCCCCCACTTGCCCCGCCTGTTCGGCTTTCTGCTTAAGGCAAACCAAGTGTTTGGCGTAAGGTCTACGCTCCAAGTTTCGGGTTTTAACTACCTTGGAAGAAAAGGGAACCCATCCCAAACCTTCTAGGTTTTCGATCACTTGCCCTGTGGTGATCGGATTAAATCGGGGGCTAGTAGTTTCCGCATACCTTCCCGATTGGTTTAGTGTTGCTTCGATGTTTTGCATTTTGTGTAACCTCCTGTTTTTGTTTTAGTTTATTTTTTACCGACATTCCCGAACAGAATCCCGACAAGGATTCCCGCTGAGAAAATGGTTAGAATGGCTAAGGCTAGGTCGTTTAGTTCAATAGTAATCATTTTAATGTGCCCCCTCTAAGTTTTCCTCTATTTCCACAAGGGCGAGGCAAAACCCGCCAAGCGTTTCCCCTCCCCTTTTCCATATAGAAAAGAGATGATGGTTAATATCCGATGAACTGATGCCGAATCCCTTCGCCCCAAATTTTTGGGAAAGTTCAGCACCAGCAATTCTACGCACTCTGACCTGATTCTCTTGTGGGATACAGGCCAAAGCGGTCAAAAAGTTTGCCCATTCTGATTCGAATTTATTCATTTTTAGTTATCCTCCTTTTTATTTAATTTAATGGTGTTCTATTTTTAGTCAATAGCTAATTATACTTTATTTTTAATAAGTTCAATACGCTGAATCATTTTATCTTCTTTTCCATCCATCCATTCAACAAGGCGATCAAGAGATGATCCGCCGTTGGCAATAAACTTCCCTTTATAAACAGCCGTCCAAGTTAGATAGGGCTCAGTAGTTGCCCCACTAAGAGACATTCCAATCGTTTCTACTTGTTTAAAAACTACGCCTTTACTTTCCCAAAATGTTTTCCGATTCATTTTATTTTATCCTCCTATTTTATTTTTTAGAAAGTTCGGATAACTCCTCCCTTTCTATTTTTAATTTAGCACACTTTTATTTTTAGTCTACTTCTATTTTTAGTTTTTGAAAGTTATTAGAAAACCTAATTCTGATTATTAGAAAATTTAAAAATGCGTTTAAAATGGGGTTTTTAGTTTTCCGCTATGGTCTATTTATAAGCACCTAAAACGATTTTAAAGGCCATTTACGCTCGATTGTAAAGGGCATAAGGAAGGCTAATAGATGGTGAAATTTTTTAATGGTTTGGGAGATATGAGAAAAGTTTATTTTTAAAATGCTATTAGGTTTTTTAAAAATTATTTAATGTAGTGAAATGTTTACGCCTGTTTATATTCCACAAGTGTTGAATGTTTACTCCTGTTTATATTTTACAGGTGTTTAATGTTTACCCCTGTTTATATTTCATAGGTGTGAACTATTAATAAAGTTAAATAAAAATTTACAAGGAATAATAAATCCAAAAATAAAAGTATTTTAAACTAAAAAAAATAAAAAGAAGATAAGACAATTCCCAGATTCGATTAGATTTAAAGACTAATAAAAAGCTATAGTCTTTAACGCTTTCCTCTTGTCTTTCCTGTTATTTTTTCTCATTGCCACCTAGTTTGAGCGTTTTAAAGGGGGGATAAGGGGGGAAACACGAAATTTTAGCGGTTAATATATGCCCTTCGAATTTTTCTACAAAAAAGTAAAAGGCTACCCGATTGCTCCGGGTGGCTTGCTAGGGATTCGTTTCGCTTCTACTAGCATATCGAAGCTAACTCCTCTCCACCTAGGGCGGTTTTGATGCGATCTCTACCGCCCATTTGTCAGACTTCCTCGAATAGCCTTTTTAAAATCTAGGGGTTTTGTAGGAGGATTACGGATAACCCCAAACCGCCACACGCATACACACAATGGACTGAATGGAACTTTCTAACACAGCCTAAGACTCTATAGCCTTCTTCAACGCATTAAAGAAAGCTTTGTTATCCTTTAGCAGACCAAACAACGCCAACTCAAGGCATCGTATGTCTTGTTCCGTAAGCTCCAACCCATAGAGTTCATTTATGGCTTCAATACTCTCGTGAAGCAGGGTCATTGTTGGGTGGTTAGGATTACTTTCAAACCTACCATCTATAATAATCATAGGGTGAGGATAACTTATAAACGCCCCATACAACTGCCCTTCCTTAAACAACTCCCGGTCTTTGGTAATAGCTATGGCTTCCTGTTCACTCATATAGTAGTTCACAGGCAGTATGTGGCTTCCTAGCTTTATATAGCTTGGATAACCTTTCTTTGGCCTTATGCTTACTTTATTCTGGTTTTTGCTTGACACCTTGTTTTCCTCTTGATATATATTATAAAGGTTAGCTTTAAGTTATCTTCAAGATTGCGACACAGCTTAGCTTTAACATATATCTATAATAATAATTATTATATATAGTCTTATTAGTTAACTTACTCTTAATCTTACTCATAAACCTTACCATAACCTAAAGCTTATCCTTAAGCTTACCCTTTAAGCCAATCCCAAGAATTCCTGTCTTTCCCTGTCGTATCTTTTAATAAGACCATTACCAAAGAGTGTCCACCACTTACCCTTTACTAGGGTTCCCTTAATCATAATAGAATCACTCCTGTCTCCGTAGATTCGTCTATCGTAAGCTTCCCTGACTATTCTAAGCTTGTTCTGAAACTCCAGCTTGGTCATTTTGTTGATCCTGTCTACAGACTCAGGCTTCAGCTTGTCGGACTTAACCATAGCAAACCCGGCCACAGCGTTAAGGATAGCCTGACAACCCCCCTCCCCTCTTAAATGGGATATAGCCATAATGCTGGCTTGAACACCGGGGCTATCGAACAGGAGAGCACCAGCCTTAACTGCCCTTTCGTTTAAAAGCTCGGTAATACGCTGTTTGACCTGAGGGGACTCAACGCCGTGCTCACGGACAAGCTTGTGGAGGCCGGGAAAGGCCGGGTGGTCTTCCCTAAAGCCATAGTATTCCTTTTTGCCTGACTGAATGGTATATGGCCCTTCGGACTTCATTATACGATCCACTACGGAGGGATCGAGGGCAAGTGGCACGGCAATGAAAAGGTTAGCGTGGCTTGTTTTGGGAAAAGTCGAATTCTTGCTGAACCGGGGCGATTTCCATACGCATAGGAGCAGTACGAACACCGCCACCAAGTTCCATAGATGGGACTTCAAGGGCAAACTTGGGGCTAGTCTTGTTGCCTTCCGAGGTGGAACCGCTATTTTGGCTATTAGGAGCGGTTTGTAGCGTTTGGGGGGTAGATACCCCTTGGCTGACATTCATCGGCCCTTCTAGGGGCATTTGTGAGCGATTTTGGGGCATCCTGACAGGTGTTTTGGCCCGGTTCCCAAAGAACATATCAATGTTGTTCAGGTCAAACTTGGAGGGTTCTAGAAGAGGGTTCATTAGACATTAATCCAGCTATTGGTTCGTTTGCTTCTGTCTCCAATAGCGTTTTCCATAAATTTGTCGAGTTCCTTTTCTAATAGTTCCTGTTTATGTTGTCTATGGGCTAATTCAGTATCTCTAGCCATAGCCTGTACCCAATAGCTGACGGCAATGGCAAGGGCATCCAATCGGTCATCTTGGGCTAGGCTACCTCTGTCCCTTGTGATTCGGCTCATTTGATAAAACAACCTGTAGCGTTCCTGAATCTCTCCATCGGACTGAATGCTTTGGTAATCCTTTTCAATAACCCTAGGATCAACAATCAGCCTGTGCTGGTTCATTACAGGCTCAAGGGTGTCTATGATCCGCTTTTCTTTTTGGGAGGAATGCTTGACCTCTTCAATGGTGCAAGGGTGGATACGTCCGAATACTGGTTTGATAAGCTCTCCAAACATTCCGTCCCCGAAGTTGGCCTCGTAGACCGCATAGTTGCATCCGTGAAGCTTGGCCTGACGCACTATGGTTTCCAAGGTTTCCATCGTGTACCCGGAACGAAAACCCCCGATATCCACCAGAAACAACTGGCCGTGGAGACATTTAACAATGGCGTAGGCGGTTTCGTCTTTGCCCCGGCCTGATGGATCAATGGCAATAACGCTTCCTTGGTATTCGGTGAATTCATTGCTAACGCTCATCGGCCTGTAATAAGCGTCTCCGTCAAAGCCAACGTTGGGAATATCGTTGTAGCGGTGTTCCGGGGAGTTGCACCACACAAGGTGGCTTGGCCCCCGCTTTGGGTCGAGAGAATGCACCACAAGGTCGGAAAGTTTTAGCGGATACCTGTTCACATCGGACAGGCGTGGATCGAGCATAAACTGAAGGGCAAACCCACTACGGCCATAACTGGCCTCACGCAGGGTCAGGTCTTCATCGGTGAAGCGGGTAGGCTCGGTGGTGGTTCCGCTTTGGATGTTGGACGAAGACACATAGGGGGCTAGGCGTATCCCATAGCGTTCCCTTTGCTCATCGTTGGGCATACGGACAGGCCAAATCCGTGCCATATACCCACGGCTTTCCAGCTTTTCGTACAGGCTGTTTTCGGTTTGAGGAGTACCCAAGAACACAACTCTTCCGCCGGGTTTGATAACGGCATCAAACTCCTTGACGCTTTCGGCAAGTTTGATTCGCATTAATTCGGTCTGGCTGTTGGCACTTGTTTCAATATCGTCCGCAATAATAATATCGGCTCGGCTCCCGGTGATCTGCCCGGTGATTCCAACGCTTTTAACGCTAGGAGCGTGGCTTGCCGGGGCAGGGCCAACGTCAAAGCTTTCCTTGCTGTTACGCTGTTCTTCCCTTGGGACTAGGTGTTGAAGGATGGGGATTTCATTAATCAGGCGTAGCGTAAAGGTGGTAAAGTCGCTTGCCCGGTTTTTACTGGCTGAGACAACCAAAATGTTTTTAGTGGGGTTAATCAATAGCTGATGGCACACAAAGGCTGACGCAATCCAGCTTTTACCCACCCCTCGAAACGCTTCCACAATCTGCCGATCCGGGCCTGTTTCCATTCTTTGGGCAATGTCATATTGCAACGGCGTTGGATCGGGAAGGTTTAGGTGCTTCCAGACAATATAGAGGAAGTTTCGAAAATCCTTAAGCCTTGGGTCTATGGTGCTCATAGTGCTGTGCCCTTGTGGTTGTGGGAAAAATATGCACGGCTATGTCTGTGGGTCAGTCTAAATAAGACTGAATATGGTGCAACTACTTAATAATCAAGCAAAGTGCTTTTGGCACTTATTAGTATTTACGGCCTTTTTTCTTTTTATTCACGGATTTTTAGTTGTTTCTGCCCCTATTTTTGGCTTTAGACATAATACGAAGATTTGAATAAGAATTGTTCATTGGGTTGCCATCCTTGTGGTCAACATCCTTGTTACGGAGCCGTGATTTACCAAACTTTTTAATCATCAGCCTTCGTGCACGATTCCGCCTAGCCCTTCTGCGAATTTGCTCAGGGGTTCCTTGGTATTCCCGGTATTCCTTGGCGTAGTTCCTCATACTTAACTGCTCCTAAAGTTAAACCTTCCTCCAGCATACGATTTTTCGCCTAGTCCTGAATTACTGCTAGAGTTGGCTGACCGACCAATCATAAATTGCTGTAAATTAAATCCTCTAGGAAAGAATGGGCTGTCGTAAACAAGTCCTTGAGACTCCATATTTTTTTGAATGCTTTGAGGGCTGTCTGGAAGGCTTGCTTTATATTTTCCAAATGCTTCTGTTACACTTGGTAGTGCCGTTGAAGTCAGGAGGCGAGGAGCAAGCAGAGCTCCTCTTAGTCCTGCAAAAGACGGCCTATAAATGTTTTTGTACCAGTTTTCAAACGAAGGGTCGGATGAAGCTGACGAAAGAGGAATAAAATTAGCCATAAAAATTATCCTACATTAAGCCCGGATTCACCCCCGGCTTGTTCTTGTTGAATTGAAAATGGGCTAGACCTAAAGTTAAACTTTGGTGCTACTTTAGGAGCCGAAGCAATGGAAGTAACTTGATTTTGCTGTTGAATTCTTTGAGGCTGTGAACTTGAAGGGTCGTTTATTTGCGATGAAGCTTGAGGTTGGTTTGCCGGGGTAAATTTTAAGCCTAAAGGATTTTCTTTTCCTTGCGTAGCTAAAATAGGAGATGCCATAAATTTTCCTAATTGATCCATTCCGGGTGAACACATAAAATTAAACCTCGTTAAACGGAAGCGGAGCGGGTTCCTTTACTTGAATTCCTTTAATTTCCAACGGCTTTCCTTGATCCTGAAACGGCAGGGCAAGGGCTAGATTAAACAGGGGGGTATCTTTTCCGGGGATGGCATCAATGCCGTTATCTTTAAGAAACTGCCTAGCGACATTTAAATCTGCCGGGGTAGCTTCCCCATCCCGAATCTTATCCAGCAAGGCATCTGCAACCAATTCGTGCAGTTCTTCCAGCTTGGTTTTGACTGCGTTAGCGTCCATCTTAGCTACCAAATACTTTATGTTTAATAATATCCCACAAGTAAGTAACACCAAAAGCAATGGCCGTTACAATGCCAAGCCCCTTCATATAATTGCCTTCAATGTGCCGTAGGCGTGTATCGTGCTTTTCAAAAGTACTTTTAAAATCCTGTTGGTTTCTTAAAACCTCAGTAATCATACCTTCAAGCTTGCCTAGGCTTCTGTGTAGTTCGTCACTCATAGGGTATCCCCCTTAAGTTGCCCTAAAATGCCTTGGGCTTCAAGAACTTTCCCCTGCTGTCTAGCAAGTTTTAATTTTCCACGGAGATTGCTGTCTCGATCTAATTCAGGGAATTCACGATAAACCTGTTCCTTGGCTGTGGCACGATATTTACTAATAACCCGGCGAAGCTCGGCAATTCGTGGGCTGTCCAGACCTTCCACGGCATCGGCGGGAAGGGCTTGGTAGGAACGAGTATTAATTACTTTGGCAAGGGCTTCACGAAGCGTTTTACGGCCAATTGTAACCTTCCCTGTGAGTTCTAGGTATCGGTCATAAGCACTTTGCCCGGAAGCATTCTTGTAGCTGTAAAGGTCAATCCCGCCCTTTTCGACAACCGGGGGTAAACTAAAGGAGTACTTAAGGTTAGCCAGTTCGTCCATAACCTTGTCTTTCTTTTCGGTGCTAACAAACAATGGGCTAATATAATCGGGGCCAACTGCCTCAGGGCGTTTAATTTCCTCTCCAAGAATGTTCCGCTTCGGGTCAAGGCGTTGAGACACACCGGGAACACGCTTGAGAACATTGTCCATCAGCGTCCGGGCTTCCCGCATAATCGGATCACCCATAGGGATGGTCTGGCCTACTACGCTAGGCACAACCAAAGAACCTAGGCGTGTACCCAAGAATTGGGACATCTTTCGGTCAGGCTGGTTGATTGCGTCCATTACCTGTTCAATGCCTGTCAGGTACGATTTTGAAGTTATGTTTTTGCTTAAAGCAACGCCAATAGCAGAAGCAATAAAGTTAACCGAATCACGGCTCCCGGCAGGGTCTTCCGTGGCTTTGTCCGCAAAGTCAGCGACAATGCCAAAGAAAGTGGCAAGAGGATCGAACCTCTGATATGAAATATACTGGTACTTATCTGTTCCGGGTATTTTAATTCGGAAGCTGTAAGGTTGCCATCCTGTAGCTTGTTTAAGTGCTCTTTCTTTTTCGTCCCTAGCTCCTTGTCCTGTAATCATCCCGGCAGAATGAAGACCAATAGCCGTTCCTAGCACCGACAAGCCCATAGCAATTTTTCCTTCCGCCTGTGCACGAAGAAACGGATCAGGGCTGTAAAGCTCTCTGGTAATCTGAAGGTAAGCTTTGCTAAGCTCAGGCGAAGTTTCATCGAGGTTTTTGATTGCCCCTTCAACAAACCCGGACAATCCAAAAGCCCTTTGCCCAAAGAATTTAATAATGTTTGTTGGCGTAGTGACAAAGGGAAGGATCAGCCTCATACTAGGGTGATCTTTAACAAACTTCTCAACGGAGCGTTGAATGGTTTTTTCTGCTCCCCGCTTTGTGAAGGTTACTTCTTCTGCCCATCCGTAGGCGTATTGAGCTAAGTTAGACTTTGTTTCGTCAAAGTTTTTAGCCACATAAGACTCAATATAGTCTTCCAAATCCAATCCTGTTTTTCCAAGCCTTCTGCCTTCCAAGGCTCCTTTTCTCCTAACAGCCGGGAGAGCGTAAAGACCGCCTCCTTCAAGCACTAGGCTGTTAATTGTGTCATCAGCGTACTTGGCAACAAAAGCGTCAATTCCTTCAGTTTCCAGTTCTCCTTTTGAAACCAAATCCCAAGCTTGGTCGTAGCCTTCGCTAATGGCACGAGCCTTGGCAGAAGAACGGAAGTTTAGCTGTTTGGTAAACTCATCCATCCACAAAAGGGCTTTGGTAGGAAGACGAATTAAATCCCCGGCTTTGGTTGTGGCATCGGTAACAAGAAACTTGGCAATGCCTTTAACCAACGGAGAAGTGTTAGGATGCTTCTGCTCAATCTCTTTTAATTTTGCTTCAAAATTTTCTTTGGTAATAATTTGCTCAAACTGCTCAACGGCTGTTTTGTTTTGAACCAAACCGCTTTCGCCTGTTTTAAAAGCCCTGTTAGCCATCACAAGGGCTTCTCTTGCGGTATCAAACATCATTCCATACTGGCTCCAAAAAGAGTTGCGAATTTGTTTAAACACAGGATTCCCTGTTTTAATGTAGGCAACCTGAGCACCCACAGCCGATTCAAACGGCTTCCACATAGTGGATATGGTATTGCCAATCATATTAACGCCAAAAGTCCTAGGGCCACTAAGGAGGGCGTTAATCCACCATTCGTTGTGGAGTTTGATCCAGAATTTGTCCGGGGCCATTGTGACAAGGCCACGCTCTCCGTACTTCTCAAACAGAGTGGCAAACCTTTCAATTCCTTCATTAAACAGCCGAATCCCTTCTTTTGCGTCACCTTGGCCTAACTCTTCGGCAATGACTTTCCCATATTCTTTCATTTTAGATGGGTCTTTTGCCCATTTTTCTGCCCTACCAATCAATTCTTCTGCAAGCTGAGCCTCTCTTTTGGTTTGTTTTCTAAAGGCAAGTGCACGGCCTATGCTTGTTCCTAGCTCTTTGTTGCCAAACAGGATTTTTGTTACATTAGGAACAAACTCATTTAATCTAATAAATTTTCCTACATACTCAGCGTTTATTTGATCTTTTACAAATGGATCAGCCGATCCAGCTTCCATTTGCCTAGCAGTTTTAAGAAAGTCATCGCTGAGAGCACCTAACTGACTCATAACATCCATTTGAGCCACACGCATTTTTAAAACAAGAAGAGGTAGCTCTCGTGCGTCTTTAACCTGAGAAAGCGTATCGTTGAGCCATTTCTCCCCTCCGTTTCTTTTAATATCTTCAACGGCTTCCGATAAAACTTCGTTTTGTTTTGGGTTGTCCGCCCGATAATTTTCAAGTTCTTCTTTGCTGACCTTTACAAAAGCCGTTACCGATTTGTGAGCACCCGCTGGCCCCGAATGATTAAAGATGTTTAAAATTGGACGGCTTGCATCTCCAAGAAGTTCCTGACGAATAGAAGCAATGTCAGCATCACTTTTATTTAGAATCTCAACCATTTTTTGAGTTTTAGGGAGCGTCCCCATAAACTCAGACATTTTCATTTCCCGGTCATAAATTTTACCATCCGGGCCAATTTCAGGCATAGGAACGGCTTCTTCAAACAAATCTTCTTGTTTTTTTACTGGTGCTTTGATCTCAGGAATTCCCATTTCATCTGCCGTCATATAGGCATTTCCACGACCATCCGTACCCGGCATACTTACAATAGCATCTTCATCTGCGTTTGCTTTAGCGATTAAGTCAGCGTCAGCTTTGGCTAAGTCTTCAGGGTATTCGTCAGTCAAAGCCCTCAAAGCAGGGTCTTCGGCCTCTAGCAAAAGCTTATTGGCTTGTTCGATGTTACCAATTTCAACCGCTTTCTTGGCCCCACGCAGAGCTTTAACACCGCTAATAATTCCATCAATAACCCCTCCAGCCAAAACCCCTTCCACGGCACTCTTCATTCTGCCTTCAAACATTGAATCATCCTGATCCGAAGCTAGATACTCAGTAATAGGGTTTTGTAGTTCTGGAACAGACTCAATAAGGTCAGAAAGCCTAGCTTGATGTTCGTCAAACACCGAAAAATCAGCCACCGCCCCTGCAATTGCACCCTTGGCGACATTAGACTTAGCAACAAACTGGCCAACTTTTCCTAGTTTAGCCAGTTTTCCTAATTTAGAAATACGATTAAGCCATCCAAAGCCCGGAGTAAACCCTACTAGGAATTGTGTGGCGTTTTCAACAAACCCGCCAGCCGTTGTTTTGGAACGACCAAGACGATTTAAAGAGCCTTCAGGCACATTACCAAAAGAAACTAAATCAGCCACCTCTTCAGTAGCGTTTAAAACCCCACGCACCGGGGCTAGGGCTAAATCAGCAATAAGAGAAGGCTCATCGTTTGCTGGTTCAGTTGTGGGAACAGGCATAGGCACAGGCCCAGCCATCATTTCGGGGGATTCTGGTATAGAAGAAGGCGTTGAAAAAGGTGCTCCCTGTGCTGACAAAGAATCACTAACTTCGCTTAAACTTTTAAAATTCATTTCAGTAGCTTTAGCAGATATGCTTGTTGTTGAACATAAGAATCTTCCTCATCGTCCCCTTGCAATTGTAGAGACTTAAACATTCTGCCTAAAAGAGTGGATTCTTTTGAAGTAGATTGGGCATATTCTTGAATAGCTTGATCTAGTTCTTGCGATCCTTGAAAATGCGTGGTTAAATTTCTGAATTTGTTGTACTCAGGCATTTTAGGGTCTAAAGGAAGGGGAAGACCTTCTATAGTTTTTCCGTTAGCTACCTCTTTTGGAGTATAGCCAATCAATCCTTTTAGCTGAAAATACTCTTGTCCTTTTTTGGCTAGTGTAGCATCGTCATACTTAATAAAAGTCTGACCACCAACAAAATTAGCTCCTTCTCTGGTGGCGTACCCGGTATACCCACCTAGCACAATATCCTTTGCAAGCCGTGGTAGAATATTATTGGCTTCCCGGCTGAGACGATTTCTTTGTTCCGTATACTCTGCAATGTTACGCCTCATCAAGTCAGGAAGAGCCGGGTTATTTTCTGAAAGCCCAGCGTCCACAAGCTGTAGCTTTCTTTTAAGAGCCTTGTTAAACCTGTTTTGCAGAACAGGAATGCTTTCCATCCTCTGGCCTTGGTATGAGTCCGTCTCTTTAAACATTGAACCAATAAATCCATCAGGAGTAGGGAACTCATTTTCCCTAATTCCTGTTTCAATTGTTGCACTTTCTTTTACATTGTTCTGAAGTTGTTCGAACTTTTTAAAAGCTTCTTGGCTTAAAGTTTTTTGAACTTCAGAAGCAATAGTTTGAATGTTTTCCTGAATAATCTGGCCTTGTGTTTTATTTGGGTCTTCTTTGCGGACTTCCTCAACCTTGGATTTTATTGCAGTTTGAATATCTTGGGCGATTCTTGCATCGCTTCCTATTTGTAACAAAGCCTGACCAGCAATCAAAGCATCGTCAGTATCTTTACCTCCGGCCTGACCATAAAGATAAGTTTGTAAAGACTTTTGAATTTGCTGAGTAGCGTCCTTTACAAAAGGATTGTTAATAATAGCCGAGCCTTCTTTAATTTTATTTAATTCTTGAAGTGCCCAAGGCTTGCTAGAAGTGTAAGTCCTTCCCCATCCTTTGTTAGCATCTATAGCCCCAATAATGCCTTCCACCCTTTCGCTGTCACCTTCCTGAATGGCTATTTTAAGGCTACTAAGAAGCTCAGGGTCTTCACGATACTCAAGACGAACTACATCCTGAACTTGTTTGGCTAATTCTTTTCGTGCCTTTCCTATATAAGGAGTTTCGTCTAATAGGAATTTTCTTTCCTCGACTTCAATAGGATTGCTAAAAAGCTCTTGCTCCATTTCAGCTTGAATTTTAGGGTCAAGTAGGCTGTCAACATCCCCTCCGTATTTGTCAAATGTATTGTAAACTACATTAACAATCCTGTCGCTTAATGCTTGCTCATCCTTAGCCCGATTTAGCTCATTGTTTTTTGATTCCTTATCTTCAAAATCATCAATTTTGGCGTAAAGACTTTGAAAAGTAGCGAAATTACCTCCACCTCCAAGCTTAGCCCCGGTTTGAGTTTGAATATTTTCGTAGGCGTTAAGCTCTGTCCTAGCCTTATCCGGGTTTACTTTAGCTAGACGAAGAATATAAGGCTGAAGCGATCCTTCCGCCCATTTGTTAAAAGCACCGGGAACATTTGCATCGGAAATTTGTTTTAGCCATCCCTGAACGGCTTCTTGCTTGTCCCGATCATTAAGGTTAACATCCATAAGAATATCTTGCCCAGCTTGAGCAAGAGTTTCTTCCATTCTTGTCCTTCGGTTTTCCCACCTATTTTTAGTTGTCTGATCGGCAACTTCTTGATTAATCTTTATAATTTCATCTTTGGCAGAAGAACGGCCAATTTGTGAGCTATTTTGATATGAGTTTAACCACTCATTGGAAGCCTCTTCTAAAACAGCATAAGGGTCTTCAGAACTAAGGCCATTCTGAAGCCTGTCTATAAATTTAAGTTTCCCATTATTATCCGTTGCAGTTAAAATGAAATTACGATAATCGCTTCGTGCTTCCCTTTGGGCAGACACACGCTGAAGCTCTGTATAGTACTGAGGAAGTTGCTCAGGTTTAAGCCACCCTTCTTTAATCCCCTCCTGAATGCTTTTGCGGTTAATGTTTCTTGCCTGTTCGATGGAAAGTAGGTTAGCGTCTTCCTGAGCCATCTTTTTGGCAAAAACATCTTCAACTGCATCGTTTCGAATATAAGCAGTACCAAAAGCTTTAAGTTGAGGGTTTAAGTCCGCCAAAGCTTCTGACACTTGCATTAGTTCATTGGTTCGTGCCGGGGCTGTCCATTCAACTTGAGGCGGGGCGGAAAACTGAGAAGGCTGAACCAAAGGCATGGCTTGAATTTTTGGGATACCCCCAAGTTCAAGATTTGTGTTTCCCCGGCGAGGGACGATAATTTCTTCAGCCATAATTAAACCCCAAAGATACCGCTAACAAGGTCTGTGGTTTGGCCTGATCCAGCACCATAACGCTGATAATACTTGTTGCTGTAGTAGCTGTTGGCACTCGACAAGCCTTGACCAAACAGGTTTGTACCCAAAGCCCAAAGGCTTGGACGCTCAATTGGTCTGTTAATATTGGCAAGACGCATTTGAGAACCAAACAAGGCGTTGGAAGAGTTAGTGCGTAAAGACTCTTCCATATTCATTGCGTTCAGCATAAAGTTTTGATCCATAAGCTGAAGCTGTCTTGTTTTGGCTTCCAAATAACCAAGTTCTTGTCTGGTAACTTCGTCCAAAAGACCATCAATAGAAGTGCCTTGAACTCCAGCCTCTCCTGAAGCTACTTTAATCTTAGAGCGAACCGCCCTAGCTTCTTTTGCAAGCCCCATCATTTCCCTAGCAGAAGCTTCTTTTTCTTGGCCGATCTGAACTTGCCGGGCAAACATTTCTTGGGAATACTGACGCTGAAGCTGAAGCTGTTCTCTTTGTGCCCTTTCCTGTTCCAGCATTGAAAGGTTTGCTTGGTATTGAGCCTGTTGGCTGGCTTGCTGTTGCTGTCCCATATATCCAAGGACAGAACTGGTCGCACCAATAGCGAACTGACCGACTGAAAAAACTAAAGGGAGAATTGCTGGTGCACACATAAAACTATATTTTAATCTTTATAAACTCAATAAATGGTTCTTTATTTAATCCGTATTCCTTGTGTTCTTGCATAAACTTAAATCCCAGCCACTTAAGCCAATCTATATGCAAGGTGTTAGCTTTGCTAACCACATTGAACAGAATGGGATAAAGTTCACTAAAGGCTTTTACCCAAAATCTACAATTACGCAAGAAAGGAATTTTTAGCGGTACTATAGCTTCACTTCCGACCATCCAAATTACCCCGGCCAAACTTGTAGAAGGGACTACACCAAATATACCAATTGGAAGTCCTTTATGCTCAATAGTATATGTAGTGGATTTATATGTTTTTATGGTGTCTTCAATAAGAGAACCCGGATCAAGCTTAGAATAAGCCTGTATCTCTCTAAGGTCAGCTTCACGAAGCCTAGGGCCAAGAGAGATGCCGTCTCCTTCCTTAGCCTGTCTAATTAGGCCGTTGTGCTCCTTATACTCCCAAACTTTAGGAGTGTTAAGCTCTTTGGAAAGAATTGGTGAGAGTGCCTTCAAAATCTGCTGACGAAAAACAGGAAGGATAGATTGTGGAGTTAATAAAACTGATAAAAGCGTTTTCAGTTTTACAGAATATAGGAAATCTAAATATGCCTGTTTGTAAGCCTTTAGAAGACAAATATCGGTAAGTATAATTGTTTCCTTGGGCCGGGTCGTTAGATGAAACAACTACACTAAAAGATTTACTATTTGTATATGCAAGATAAGCGTATTTTAGCTGTAAATTTCCGCTAGAAACAAGAATTTGACCTCCTTTTTGTCCCGGTGCTCTTAAAGAAACAGGAGTTATTGTGTGAAACATTGTGTACGGAACTCCAAAGTAAATAGGGCCATTGTATGAGTTTAAAGAACCCTCAACAACAATGGTTGACTGACCAGAAACAATAGTATGGCTTACAATTTTAATTTCGTCAAAAATTACATTTGGAGTTGTAGACTGAGACGAATTTAAATATTTACCTTTTATTTTATCAAAAACGACAACTTTTGAATGAACATCTGTTAAAACATCTCCATCATTTGAATTAAAAGTAAAAAAGCTAAGCAAAGTAGACAAACTTTTACTTATAACTGAATATAAATTGGCTCCGTTTGCTGTTTGATCTAGCCAAACATCTAGGGTTGTAGGATTAACATAATCTTTAATAATTCCTAAATTATCTAAAGACCCTACAAAATTGTTTTCCGCTATTGGAGCAATGTCTAAGTATGAAACAGAAGAAGTTGATATTGTAGATGTCGTATTATTTAATCTTAATGAAATTTGATTTGTAGTAGAGTTATAAGCAATAATAAATCTGTTCCATTCTCCTAAAACAACACCAGAAACGCTTATTTGTACTCCAAAATTGTCTTCAGTTTTCCACATAGCGTTAAGGCTTTGATTTGATATGTTCAATTGAACAGCTTTCCAATTTTCTAACGCACCTTTATCTAAAATAAAAATTACTTGATTGTTTAAATTTTCAGGCTTAAAAAAGCCAAAAATTGTAAAATTATTTGGCAAATTGTTTCTATAAAAATCTGAAGAATTTGAAGAATATGCGTAAGAAGGCTCCACTCCAGTTAATTTTAAAGACAAATCACTTTCAGGCGAAAACCCGGCAACAGCTAAAGGTTTTGCATTTCCAAAACTTAAAGGCAATGTAATAGTAGTCTGAGAGTTAGAAAAAGATGTTGTAATTCCAGAAAGATTTGATTCTGCCCCTGCCCCGGTTGAATAAACAGCAACAAGCCTGTCCATTCTTGGAACATAAGGAAGATATTGTTTTTCCTGAAAAGCTTGAAAATCTATTTTTTCAAGATAAACACCATCGTCTCGTTGTACTAAAATGTACATAATTTCTTTTTTAAAGAAAACAAACAAAATGTTGTCGGATGTCGAAAAAGCAAATTTGCTCCAAGCTCCTTGAACACGCTCTGAGCCAATGTTTAAATATTTATATATGTATAAAATATTTTTATTCGTTCTTGATAAAACAGCAAGAATGCTTTCTGTGTCAGATGCGGACATTACCCTAATTTTTCCTTCAATATACTTAGGAATGTTAACGCTAATATCGTTAGCCTCCATAAACGCATTTTCAGGATTTAAAAAATATTCTCTAACTCCAGAATAATTGTTTTTAAAGAATGGGAAATAAACAAATTTACCAACTCCTACAGGCGGGACATCTGGAATTGCAGAGTAGCTTGTGGAAATTTGAATAGATGCACTTTTTGCAGTTAAATTATCCGATCCAATAAGACTGAATTGGCTATTTTCGGCAAAAAGTAACAATCTGTCAAAAAACGGAATAGCATAATTTAAATTAGTGACATTAACTGAACTTGAAGCAATATCAATTCTGTCGGCATCTAAAGTTTGTGTAATTGTAGTTCTAAAAAAATTAAAATATTCTCCAGATTCAGAAAATATTACATTTTCTTCTGAAAGAAAGCCTAACCTGTTTTTATAAAAGAAAATGTCATTAATTTTTTTAGTTGTAACTCCATTTGGATTTAAAAAACTTGGGTCTTTGTTTGTTTCGCTATCCCCGCACATTTTGTCTGCCCACTTTGGCGGAACAAAGGTAACTGAACCATAAGTCCTAGAAACGCCATCCAAAGGAGTAAATGCAAAATTACCTGTAGAAAGGCGTATTAAAGCCCAAGGCATTGTTACCGGGTTAATTTTATAATATTCCCCCGGAGCAATTGTTTCTTTCCACTCTCCTTCGCTTTGAAGCGATCCTGAAATGGCATTTTGCCAAGCATTAAATTTTACCCAATATTCATCTCCTGTATCTTGGGGATATCCAACAATTTTATATATTGTATTATGCAAAGCGTGGCGGGGTAAATCAGAAAAAGCCTGAACATCTCCAAAATTTAAATTTAAAATAGCTCCCCCGGCACTATCTGAAGCAGAAGCACCCCAAATTAAATCTCCGTTTGTGTCGTAGCTATTTGGATTTGTTGATCCGTAAACTGAATCGTTTGTAAAGTACAAAACTGAAGAACTATAGAAAGAAAGCCATCCAGAATATCCTGTCATTGTTGCCAAAGTTGTAATTGTTCCAGATGAAGATTCTAGTGTCGCCCCTGTAGTCCCATTAGCAATAAATGCACTCAAAGTTTGAGCTAAAGTAGTTGTGTTATTTACTAAAGAAGATGTAAATTTTATTCGCTCTTGTCTTATTAAAGAGTAACCAAGAAAATTATCAGACCTAAAAGCTTGGTATTGGACATTCCAACCCGCAGTAGTGTCAGTAGCTATTCCTGTTGTTACTCTGTATAATATGCTTCTTGCTTGGCTTGTGCCGGGTACTTTACAATCTATGCGAATAGTAAATTCAGAAAGATCGGCCATTTGTTTAATAGTAAACAAAGCAACTTTCTGTAGTCTGTTTTTTGAAGAACCAGCTAAAACGTGCAAAACTTTGTCGGATGTAAATTGAGGAGCAATTGTTTTGTTTAAAACAAAAGTATAGTCCGCAATAGTAAGCATTTTAAAATCTGTGTCACCGCCAGTAAGAAAAGTAGAAGCCTGTGCTGTTGGAGAAGTAGAAGGAGTTGCTCCTCCATAGTAAACAGTTTTTTCATTTCCGTCTAAATCCCAAACCCGAATAGTTCCATTTCTAATTTCTGTTACATATCGCTCAGTTTCGGATCGGTCAATAAAATGAGCCGTATCGTGGTTTTGAGCTAATCCAGTTGTATACAATCTTTTAATATGCTGGCTGGGAGGACGCTTTGTTAAACCCTCAACTACGGAAGGAAAAGCGTTAATAGACTCTTCGGCTTGAGAAGGAAACCGCATTGTCCGGGGCTGTTGGCTTACCCCGCTAACAAAATTAGGGATGTTTGAAACTATGTTAGGCATAGGTCAAATAGATGTATTTGAATAACCAATAGACCTATCCAAAACTCTAGCTACATCGTAAGAATCAAAAATACTATAATCTCCCTGTTCTTCGTCATACTGAGTTGCTTCAACTTTTGCCCTGTTCTCTTCAACCGCAAGGGCTTGGAGTGCATCTGTTCTTCCCATCGTTGCTGAAAGCTCTTTGGCTGTTCTTGTAATAATATAACGCTGAATAGGTACAGGAATGTTGTCCCAAGAGTGCTGAAGAACTAGCTCTACTTTTACATCAGAACTAAATGTAGAAACAGATTTGTTTACATCCCAAAGCTTGTTGTTTCTTATAACAATATTGTGCTTATAATCCTGATATTTGTCAGCATCCACAGCAAGAACAGGTAGAGCAACTTGGGACAACAAGATTTCGTTATTTACATCTCTAGTTAAAGTAAAGTCTAGTTCTGTGTTAAAATGCCATCCTTCAGCTTGGACAATTTTTTCAATTTCTGACAATAGCTTATCTGCCGTGTAGGAAGTGTCAGAGGCCGTAATACTACTTACAGGAGGGATGTTAATAAAACGCAAAACCTGATTAAGTGCTTTGTTCCTGTTAGATGCGTTTTCAAAACTAGCCACGGCAACGCTTGTGCTGGCGATTACATTATCCAAACCAGAAGCACCATCCAGCATTAGCTGTTGCTGTTCCCGGCTAAGACCCAAGAAATCCGAGAACTTAATTCCAAGCTTTCTAAGGTTAGTTTGAATGTTTGCGGTATTAAAAGCTGTAGCTCTAGCATCGGCAGTTGTGCTTGTTCCCTTGGCAATAACCAAAGCTTCCTCTTTTTGGAGCGGATCGAGGGCTAGAAACTCCTTTTCAGACATTCCAAGGCGATTAAACTGCGTCCTGTAGGTATCGTAGGTGTCTGAAGCTGAAGTGGTTTTATTCTCAATTCTATTTTGATAATAAAGCCGTCCTTGCCTTTCGGTAAGGTTAGTGGCAGAGGTTTGAATTAGCTTAAGCTTGTCATCTACAGAAGAAGCAAGGAAAATGGCCTGATTAATGCCTAGTGCTTCTAGCTCGGCAGAATACTTAGAAAAATTAGTGTCGGCCCCGGAACGAACTTCGTAATCTAGAAAATTAGCAAACGCAAGCTGTTCATCTAGTTCTGTAATCTTAGCCTGTGTTTCATCGGCTCTTGTCCTAGAAAGAAACATCCTACCTGAACGAATAACAACATAGTTTCGTGCTGATTCAGGAAGCAGATCAAAATCCAATAACGAAACCATCTCTCCTACAATGTTAGTGGCAAACACATAGGTTTTGCCTTTTGCATCATAAAGTTTGGTTCCACGCTGAACTACCTTCAAAGTAGGGTAAGTGGATTCTAAAACATTAATGCGAATAGCGTTGCTTGGTACAGAGATGTTATTAACTCCATCTCGAACAAAAGTGTAATCAATATCCGTGTTAAAAGACCATCCTTTAGTTTGAAAAGAACGATCAACCTCATTTAAAACATTATTGGCAATAGTGGCACTAACAGAATCGGCCACATAATCCAAAGAAGTAATCGGTGCTTCCCCTGCGTAAGAAAGAATTGAATTAAGTGCTTCTAGTTTAGAAGTAGGGGTACTAGCCATATACAAACCTTTCTACATAAAAAGAAAAACCTCTGCAAGTAAAGATTTAACCTAAAACCGGGATAAGCAAGGAAGGGACTAAGCCCAATTATGATAATTTACCCGGAAGATTAAATCTACTACTTGCAGAGGCTTTCTATTAAGACCTATTAAGCCTTATTCAGCGTAACCGCACACTCAGGACGGAGAACTCCGTGACCCATAGCGTACTTCGACACAATGAATGTGCCCTGAAGTTCAATCTTGTACTCCGATTCAACGGCAAGATCGAGCAGTTTAACAGTACCAACCGCATTCTTATGGAACACAACACCGCCCACATTGGCGTAGGTGGTATTATCGTTGTAGTTCACAAGCGAGTTAGTTTCAGCCGAAGCCGAAGCTCCCATAGAGGGAAGGTTATTGCTTTTCAGCACCTTCACCCCGGCAACTTCAACAATGCTGTTTTTGGCGTAAGAGCCGACAGCGTTGGCCTTATCCGGGTGGCCGACATTCTGCACCAAAAGTGCATAATGATCGGGCGGAAGAACGCAATAACGCTCGCCATCATCAGGAACATCAACCTGATCCAGCTTAACAGCCGAATCATAGATGCCCTTGGCAATGGTAATCCCGGTAATACCAGCACCAGTTCCGATATTAACGGAACCGCTACCAGCCTTTTTCGGGGCCGAAACCGCCGTGCGGGAAGCGTTGACCACAAGCTGGGCAATGGTCTGATCGAATTTCTTCGCCAGAGCACGGCCAATTTCCTCGGTATAGATCGAGCGAACATCGAAGTGATTCTTCGCTTCCTCAATCTTAGCGATGAAGGTGCTGGAGGTCAGCAAGTTGTTAATGTCAATCACCTGTTCGCCGTGGGCGATGCCAGAGAGATATGAGTTTGCACCCACAGAATCCGTGAGGAGGTTATCCCCCGGAGTCATATAGCGGGTTTCCGCCGTTCCAGTAACCGGGAACGAAGCGGATTTGCCACTCTCAATAGTGCGAACAAGGTGCAGAGGCTTGAAAACCGCATTGGTTTCAAAGGTAGTCAGCACTTCACCCGCAAACTTCTTGAGAAACAGCGTATTAGCGTCACCAGCGTTGTTTACACGGCCGGGACGAGAAAAGGTTGTAAGAGCCATTTTCTTTGTTTCCTTTCGGGTTAATATTAATCAAACAATGTCAAAGCCACTCAGCTTTAACGCTTTTTGATTGGGATGTCCGCTTTCGACAGCTTAGTTATCCCTCCGTAGAGGGGCTAGTGCTACTTGACTAGATTCCTTTTTCAAAAATCTATTTTGAGTCCTTAGCAGAATTAAGTGGGCCTGTCAACCATCCTTCTGGAAGTTTAATTTCATTTTCTGACAATTCCCACTCTTTGCCGTTCCAAAAATACACCTGACCCCTTACATTTGGGCCTATTTTAAATAAAGCGTCACTTTCGTGGACTATTACTACCTTTTTGCTTTCCGATAAAGTCGCACACCCGCTTATTCCAACGCTCCCTAACATACAAAGGAGGAGGCCCAAGTTCTTCAGCTTTAGCTGGTTTTGAAGCATCTTGAGCCTCCCCTTTGATAATTCGGTATATAGCCATCAGTAGGGCTTCTATAATAGCCCCAAACACGGCTTAACTCCGATTCTTAAACTTGTCCCAAACCGACCAACCAAGGCCAATAGAGGCAACAATGCCTCCAACAATGGCCTCAGTTTCGGCGTGACCAACAACACCCTTGGAAACAAGCAAAGCACCAAGGGCGGTTAGAATGTGCCTAGCAAGGGATTGAATAATTTCTTTAGTCATATATTTTTCCTTTCTTTACTTACAGAACATTACTATTTGCAAGCTTCCGTTCAACATCTTTTCTGTAAGCCGAATCATTTTTGTAACGAGGGTCAGCCATAGCACTTGTAAGCTCAGCAACACTACGAAATGCCGAACTTGTGGTTTCAGATTGAGTACCGCCAATAAGCTTAGGCTGTTTACCCATTGAAGCCTTATACCTAGCGTACATACCCTTTACGGCAAAACTAGCTTGGCGTTGATCCCCGGTTTCAAGAAAAGCATTGTAAGAATCAATCTCATCCTGAGAAAGATTTTCCAAAGCCCAATTGTGCATTTCTTGAAAGCCACTTTCACCGCCAATCTCAGACATTAGTTGCTGAGAGCCTTGATTAGAAATGGCAACTTGCCCATTAATATAGGCATCCACAATGGAACGAGGATAACCCATTTGGGTAAGCTTTGCGTAAGACTCTTGACTAAGCTGGCCTTTTTCAAAGTATTCCTTGGAAAACCCTGAAAACTTATTTTCCCATTCCTGAAAAGCCTTTGTTTCCTCAGGGGTAATTTGCTGTTCATTTGCCTGATTGTTTTCAGGCTGATTTTCTTGGTTTTCCTGTTGCCCACCAAGTTTCTTTTCAAGCTCAGAGTAGGCTTTTGCCATCTCTTCAGCACTTTTAAATTTTTCAGGAAGCCAATCAGGTTTTTCTGTGCTAGATGCCACATTGGTCTGATTGGTTTGAACCCTAGGCTCAATCGCATTAGGGGCTGGTGTGGGCGTGGCTTGTTCGGTATTCACCGGGCCAGACGCATTCGCTGGAACCTGAACTCTGTCCATTTTATTTCTCCTTGCTTATTTTTGTTTACTGCTGAGTTTGTTGCATCTGCTGTTGCATAGTTTTACCAGCGACATCAGATATTCCCTTGATTGTCTGAGGCCCAAGGTTATTTGTCAACTGCAAAGCCATAGATTGTTGTTTCTGCTGTTCTATTTGCTCAGCAGTTTTTACAAGACCTTCTGTATCAATATTTAACGCAGTAGCCCTACGCTTAAGATAATTTTCAATATTTACAAATTGCATCATTGCTTCAGGGCCAAAAATTTGAGCAAGCCCAGACAAGAACAAATCCAGCTTGGTAAGGTCGTTTCCACGACCAAGGGCTTCCACCCCGGTAATAATCATAGGACGAATCAAATCATTCTTCGGAAGCTTCGGAAGGCGACTAGCCTTGCTCATCCGATCCATAATGCGAGACACCATAGGAAGCTGGAATTCTTGGCTAAGGATTGAATAGGCTCCCCCAAGGGCAGTTTCCAACTCTTGAGCCATAAACCTAATCTCTTGGGCTGTTACTCTTTCTGCGTCACGCTGAACAGAAGAATTAAGGAGGAAAGCAAAAGCTAGGCGGGTTTGAATCTCCACCATAACTTCTTTTGCCACCCGGAAATCTCCGTATTTTTGAAGCTGAAGGGCGTTAACATCGGCCACATTCCCAGAAACAAACTGGCCGTTTTTGGATTCTGCCAAAGATTTAATTTTGGTAGTACCATTAGGATTAACTAAAAACAACACTTTGGAGGCAGAAGCCGAACCCTCCACAATAGCTTGTGTAAGGGCTTCCAAAGAACGCAAATCCCCTAGGTACTCCTCAACCAATCCACGGCCATAGTCTTCTCCATCAATACGGCTATAACGAAGAGGGATAAATGGGCACTTATCAATAGGGTATTCTCCATCAGATTCAGGAACCATTTCGCCCTCAATTTCCTGATACACTTCCCACTTATTGTCTTTGCGGTGGACACAGGTATAAATGTCAACGCTGTCGTCATTAGAATATTCTTCGCCTTCTTCTTTTTCGTGCTTTTTATACATTGCCTTGGCTTCGTCAGGAAGGGCAGAAGGAGATACGCACTCTTTTGTTACAATATTTAATACATTTCCAAAAGGATCACGTTTAACAACATAGTTCTCAAGTTTAAACACCCGCATACCGCCTTTTTCAGGGAAATAAATAAGTACATTCCCGGCAACAATAAGGTGTTTTAAAGCTTCAAAAATCGGAACACGCAAAGCTGAAGTTTCAATTTCCTTGCTGACTGCGTTCTCAATTTCAGCCAACGCTTTTTCCATTTCAACTTTTAGTTCTTCCCCGCCACCAAGTTTTTTTAATTTATAGGGATCAATTACCAAACGAAAGAAAGAGGCGTTTGGCGGAAACAAAGCAAGAAGAAGCTTAGAAGCAATGTTATTAACTCCCCTTGCCCCTACTCCCTGAAAAGGAGTTTCGTAGTTGCTGGCGTTGCTGTGTCCAGCAGGGGGAATCAATGTTGGAATGGTCAGTACAGAGCAATCTCTAGCCCTCTGCAAGTAAGTGTTGCGAGAAGTTTCTAGCTCTGCGTACAGGGCTGAAGCTGTTTTGCTCATTAGGGAAGAGGAAGCCCAACTCCAAGAGTATTTTTATAAATAGAATAAAAAGTAGAAATATTTATGTTTGTATCAAATATAGCTTTAAATGCTAAATAAGAAGCTGGTGGGGCAATAGCATAATCATAACCCCCATAAGAATTAGCTGAACTAATTTGAGGGGTATTACTCCCTGCATATCTAGTTCCTACCGATATTCTATCAAAAACAGCGGCTTGAGAAGTTGAATTAGATATAGATAAAGGGCTGGAATTGTTAATACTGCAAGTAACACTAGAAGGGGTTAAAGTTGAAGCAATAAACCTAGACCTATATGTGTTAGTAACATCAGGGGTTTGAACAAAAGTTGAAGCATTTTTAATACTACCCCTATATGCTCTATTTTCGTCCCCATTGCAGATTAAATCGTAAGTTCCAGAGTTACTATAATTATTAGTTGAAAGCTGTAAAATCAACGGAAACCCGGCAAATCCGTTCATAACTACATTAGTGTTCATCACGCTAACCAGAGAAGCGTCTGTCCAAGTATTAGTGCTACCTAAAATTGTACTTAAAACTGATGATCCATCGTTTGTGAAAAGACCTTGTTCAGTTTGAGTCGTCCCAGACAAATAGTTTAAAATTGATAAATTTATACTGGCTTTTCCTCCCAAAGAAAAAGCGGTTCCAGAAGTGTTCCCATTTTGGAAATTTCTTAAAGGCCAGCAAACCATATTATTCCAAATCCCGGCATTTTTAACCTGAACAACAAAAGAATTAATTAAAGTTTGCGGATTTACACTAATAAATGTGCTTTCAGAGGTATTTACTGAAATTCCAGAAGAAGCTGTCCCAAAATCTAAAATACCACGATCAACTAACGGCCCTTCAAAATTAAAATAAAACACCAAATTAACAGGATTAAGAACCAACCCTTGATCTCTTACATTTCCTGAATTATAAAAATAAGTAATATTTGCTTGAGTGTGCTCAACGGAGCTAACCCAAAAGTGTTTTAACCCGCCAATAAACGATTGATTTACGTTTTGAGGGTCTTTATCTCCAATAGTAAAACTATTATTATTGGAAGTAAACGCAGTTGTGTTTAAGCTTATTGCCGATCCTACCAAAGAGCCGTTTACATAAAGCCTAGCTAAATTTGTCGACCTATTTAAAACAAAATAAAAATGAGTCCAAGTGTTGTTAACTAAAGGTGAAGAAAGATTAAATATTAAAGTTTGAAGCCAAGATGATCCTCCAACATTTCCATATAAAACTTGTATTTCAGAAGAATTTTGGATTCTAAAAGCATATTCTAATTCTTTACCAAAAATCCATTGAGTACGGCTAACGTCAGAAATTTTAGCCCAAAAAGAAAACGATCTAGCTAAACCAGCCGTAAGTTTGAGTTGATTAAATTTTCCAGAATTAGTAGAAGTTAAAGAAAATTTAAAATAATTTGTTCCGTTAAACTCGTGATAATTTCTGTTTACAGATAAAATATTAGCCGAATTAGGTATTCCTCTGCTAGTTATATAACTAGAAGCGTCAAAATCAAAATTATTGATTCGGCTGATTGTCCCCAAAGACAATCCTGTACCTAAACTAGGCATAAATACCCCTGCCTATTAACTGCCGAAATAGGCAATAACAATTCCAGAATGAAGTTGAAAAGCAGTAAATGTTCCGTACAAAATAGTCCCTGCGGGTACAAGAACCGCACTACCAGAAGTAGTGTTTGCCAAAGAATCGCTGTTTGAATTTGCAGATGCTAGGGCTGAAGGATTTGTCAAAGTATGGAACCTAGCATCATTAATGATTTGAATAGCAAACCACTCTCTTCCAGTAGGTGCATTGTTTAAAACATTAGCGGTTGTCTCTACAAAACAACCAAGCTGGCCTAAGGCAATTCCTTGAGTAAAAGACATATATTATCCTAAATAAGAAATTCCGCTGTCAATTCCCTGATCCTGATAATCATTAGTCATCATAGGGTCACGATTAATTTTGAAAATAGAAGTACCCAGACTTTGGGAACGCTCAACATCAGCCATTGTTTGTTCCCCAGCAGGGCCAACCGGGCCAGCCATAGGGGATGGAGGAGGTGGAGGAGAAGACACAACTGAAGGAGAAGGGTTATCCCTGTAAACAACTTGGGGAGCACCCCCACCGCCACCGCCCATAAAACACATATATTTATATTCCTTTTTATTATCGCATTCTATTAATCCCCACACCTGATGGGGTATTTATTGCAAATTGCGACATTCCGCTTGAATAGCCTCTCTTAGAGGTTTGTCCAGCAATATTTTGATTAGCTCTCCAGCCTTGAGAGCCAAATCTACCAAGATTCACACGAGAAACAGGAAAATCGGTTACGGCTCCTGTACGAGGATCACGATATTTAACAACAGGAGGAGCATTCCTAGTCTGATTAACAGAATTTTTAAAAGCCCTAACAGAATTACGCTCTCCAAGCATTTGTGCCATCCTCCCTCCACCAGTACCAAGCCTACCAAAACTAGAAACCCACGGCCCCTTGGTAATGCTTCGATTCATAAATTGGCTATTTGCATTAGAAAAAAAACTTCGTGCAACAGGGTTGTTAGCCGAAACTCTTGGGCCAGAAACACGAGGCCCGGACATATTTGACCTGTTAAGTTGCATAGCAGAAGGCAACCTCAGAACAACCCTTAAAGGAGCGGATCCCCATTTAGCCATTGTAGTATTATTCTTTAATTAATATGTTTTCGTTTTGATCTTCGTAAGCTTTTTTAATTAGCCTAACTATTTGCCTCTGTCCAGCATAAAACCATACTTCTTTTTCACTCATTGAAAGTTCAGGGCACTTTTCAGGGCATCTTTCTTCAAGAGCCTTTACAAGTGCTTTACTAATAGGAGGTAATGAATCAGGCTCTTTTTGGCTCATTTATAGGTTTAGGTAAATCATCCAGTTCTTGTGGCAACAATCCAAGCTCAATCTTGCGTTTTGTCTCAATCAAAGCAAGTATATTCCAAGCCCCGGCAACATCGTGCCTTTCATCCCTGTGTCCCTCTAGGTGGCGAAACAAGTGGCGAAGTGCTGAATCCATATACCGGGAAAGAGGCTGACCAAGCTCCCAATTACGCTCCGCATACTTTAAAGCCCCTTCTTCCAATTGCCTAGCCACAAGGTGTATAGCGTAAGGCATAAGAAGGTCATACCTTCCCTTTTTTTCCCTAGTGTCACGAACAGAACCAGACTCAAAATGCTGGCGTTTACCAGAATCTTTAACAACTACTTCTTTTGTTTCCATTGCTCCTCCTCCTTTTGAAGTTCAAAAACTATACCATATTCGGGAACATCAGGGTACTTTGTTGCTTGCTGTGTGCTTCCTTGCGGAGTGCACCCGGCCAAAAGCAAAAATAAAATCGCTATCATATTTCAAATTCCAAAACAGGAATGTTACACTCCCTAGCAACTAAAGCTTCTAACAAAGCTCCAGCACTTCTTTCAAACCCCGGAAGAAAAAGAATATAATCACAAGTCAGTAAGTTCTTTATGTCTTCTTTTAGATATTCCCACCTTTCACGAGTGGTGTCCCGGTTAAAATTATTAGCCGGGTTAACAGGGATAAATCCCATTTCCCAAAGCCGTTCCTCTTTGTAATCAAACATAGGATAATTATATTCAGGTAGCCCGGTCATTGGCCCTGATATATAAACTCTCTTTCCCTTAGTCTTTCGACTAATTGATTTTAGCTTTGCCATAATTTAACATTCCCTGTCTTTTTGTCGTATTCTCCTGACCTAAGAATCCTAGCTACTCTAGCTTGGCAAAGGGCTTCCTGTTCCCCAAACCCTGCCTTTTTAAAAGCACCCTTAACAGCTTCCCACATACTCTCAATCTTTGTCAACCCGGCCAGTACTGCCTCTGCCTTTTTGGGGCCAATCCCCGGACAGCCTGTGTAATTGTCGGCTAAATCTCCTGTAAGCGTTTGCGTCATAAACGCTCGATCAGCATCAACTTCGCTTACTTCAAAAACACCATCTTCAGGCTTGTTCCAATTATAGTGCCTTCCCGGTACGCTTTTAAAATCCTTATCCAAAGAAACAATTATTCCTCCATCTTCCAACGCCAAAAGCGAAAGCACATCGTCAGCCTCGATGTTTGGAAGATGAACAGCTTTATAGGTGTATATAAGATGCTCCCTCACTTCCCCAAGGGCTACAGGCTTACGCATCTTTTTCCTGTGCTCTTTGTATGCTGGTAAAATCTGCTTACGAAAATTATTTGAACTGCTAACAGCAACAACAACTTTATCTGCCTTCAGCAAATCCTTAAGCTCCTCAATAAACACATCAGTACGCTTTTTAGCTTCCCTTACATCAGCGTGAAGCGTCCAAAAATCATTACCCCAATCCGTGGACTGCTCAGCCAAAAACGACTGCTGGTATGCCACAATATCTCCATCAATATAAATTGTGTTCTTGCTCATAGATAAACCATTCGTTTTAGCTGTTTAAGTTTCAAGTTTATTTTGTCCTTTTCAGCAACACCCTTGGTATGGTGAGCCTTGAGGAACAACTTTGCTTGATCCTTTTTCTCACGCAAAAAAGGGAATAAGGTTGAGACAGCCAAATATGCTCTCTCTCCGTGAGCCGTCCAACTAAAATAGTGTCGGTTTCGTCCAGTAAATGTAGCTTTTCTTTTAATGTGTCTAAACCTACCGCCAAATAACTTAAACAATCTATGACAAACTTTTGGATAGCAAGAATCCACTTTGATTGTAATTGATCCACAGGCAACAACCAAACAACCCTCTCCATCCACATATCCCGCAAGGTAGCTAATTTCATTGGGTGCAATGGCTTTTAGATTTAATGCGTCTCGGCCCAATTTTGGCCTATCCGATACTCTCCTGTGAGTGGACATTTAAAGTTAAATAATTTCCCGGCATCCTCTATGGATGCAACGGCTGTTTTGCCGACTTCATCTGCAATATCCGCCCTGCACTCGATCTGCATTTCATCGTGGATATGGGCTACTAGAGCATAATCAGGCCCAAAGATAAAGCCTAATTTTTGAAGCTTTTCCAGTAATAATATAGTAGACATCTTCATAACCAACGCCCCAGCACTTTGTAAAAGCGTGTTTAAAGCTGAATGATTACTACGAATAGGTAGCTTTCTTCCGTCCAACCCAGCCAACCAATTCCGTTGCTTTAGAGTAAAGTCTATGCTTTCCTTAAGTTTCTTTAAAGCCGGGGTCTTTTCTAAAAACTCTCGCTTAATCCTTCGTCCTTCGTCCTGTCCTTTTCCGATAATGTTACCAATTTTTTCATCCCCTGCCCCATACAAGAATGCGTAGATGAATGTTTTCGCATCATCCCTCGTTGGCAATCCAGCGGAAGCTTGATTAAGGGTGTGGATATCCCCTTGTATAATTTCGTTTGCGTAGGCTCCTCCATCGTATCGAGCCAAATAGTGTGCCAAACACCGCAACTCCAACCCTGAAGCGTCCGCCCCCACCAATTTTTTACCCTCCCCAGCAATGAATAATTCTCTACATTCTTTTCCATATTCGCTCCCTACCCTAGGTACTTGGGCTATGTTTGGTTTAGAATGTGTGCAACGCCCGGTTATTGCACCATTCGTATTTACCCTTCCGTGAATCCGCCCATTGGGGCGAACCAACTTTAACCAAGCTTCGTTCCCTTCTGCAAGCTGTCCAATCCTCTTTTGAAGGAGGAGATATTCAAGCAGGGGTTTGGCCTCTGTATAGCCCATCCCCGCAAGAGTTTGAAGCACCGCTTCATCCACTTTGGGTTTTCCATCAGGGGTAAACTCTTTTGGCTCCCACTTGTATTTCTTTTTAAATCTTTCCGCAATTTCTTCCCGGCTCCCCGGATTGAATGGTATCCGCCTTTGTTTTTGCTCACCCTCTTGTACTAGGCTTAAGCCTTCCTTTTGGGTTTTGTCGTTTTCTTTTGCCCAGCGTTTCGCCTCTTCAGAGGCTTCCGCTTTGGTGGAGTAGGTTTTGTCCAAGAAAACATAGCTTCGGGATTTAAGTCGCTCAACATTAGGCTCAAATACTCGCTGAAGTTCTTGCTCCAGTTCAACCCTGCGTTTAGCCATCTTAACATATAATTCCTCCGCTTGTTTTTTGTTAAATGCAAAGCCGTGCTTCTCCTGAAGCAATAAAGCCTGTGCAAATTTGTGTTCCAAATCCAAAGCAACATCAGAGTAATTCTTAAGCTTAATGTTTTCCCAAAGCTTTAAAGTTACTTCGACATCCTTTACGCAATAATCCTCCATCTCCTTCGACCATCGGCTAAAATCCCCGCCTTCCTTAAAGTCACCCTTGCGTAAACCAATCCGATAACCCCAAGCTTTTAGGCTGTGAGAACCAATCAACTGCTTAGGAAACCAAGCATTCTTCCTAGCAAAGGAAAAATCTTTTTCCCTTATGTCGGCCCAAATCAACCGAGTACAAACTAAAGTATCCCGAATAGAAGCCTGAGGGTAAGCGTTATAAAGCTTAAACAAAACAGGAATATCAAAACCCAACACATTGTGCCCAACAATAATATGTTCTTTTGGGTCTGCGTTAACCAAAAAATCAACGCCTTCCTGAACAGGGTTATGCCCTTCGGCATCATTATACCGGGTGGTTTTGCCTGTCTTTGTATCGTGAATCACAATACAATGTATGTTCTGCGTTTCGTCCAACAATCCATCACTCTCCAAATCAAACACAAGTGCGTTCATTTTGTGTCCTCCTGTTTCCGTGTATCGTATTTTTTCTGTAGTCTTTTGGCAATAACTAAAACCATATCAACCCGCATTTGAATTGTTTTTAGCTTTAGGTTTTTGCCGTGGTCTTCGCCCTGCCTGTACTTTCTGAGCCGTTCTTGGGCTTCTTCCAAAAGGGCTATACTCCAACCTATTTCTGCCTTTATCCCCTTTGTCCTATGCTTCATTGTAGCTCCTCAGGTAAATCAACCGGGGCTTCTCCCATATCCACAAGCCGTCCCCTTTCGTTGTCATATTCCAAATAAGAAGCTATGCCTGTTTCCCCGGTAAAGCGGTTCTTCAGGATTCTCACAATTGTTCTATTTCTCTGTGCCTCGTCTTGCTGATTCCGTTCCAGCCCAAGAACCATATCGCTTAATTGAGCAATACCAGCAGAACCACGAAGTTGACTAAGGCTGGTGCTGGCTCCCTCCTCGTGTCCCCTTCCTTCTGGCCTACGAAGATGGCTAACAATAATCATCCCTACTTTTAATTCCTCAACTAAGGAACGAAGCTTAGTCATTGTGTTGTCAATCAACCTCCGTTCATCTCCGTCACCCATACCAGAAACCACAATGCTAAGATGGTCTAGGATAATCCAGCCACACCCACAGCCTTTGGACATATAGCGAATTCGGTTCATAAGATTGCTTGAATCCATTGAACCAAAGTGGTCATAAGTAAAGAAACGCCCCGAAGCCAAACACGAATCAAAGGCTTTCTTTAATTCTTTTTCGTCTATGTCCTTCCTTAAATGAAGAGGAGTAGACATTTCAATTCCCAATATCCCCAAAGTTGTACGCCTTACTGATTCTTCCAAGGCAATGTAACCAACGCTTTGGCCGTGTACCAACAAGTGATGGCTTAGCTCCCGGCAGAACTGGCTCTTACCAATCCCCGATCCAGCGGTTATGGTTACAAGCTCCCCCTTCCGCAATCCGTGGGTCATTTTAGTAAGCCCCGGATATGGGTATGGAATAGCCTCTTGAAGGTCAACTTTAGTTATATATTCCCAAAGATCAGTTCCGCCAACAATCCCATCGGGCCTGTACTCCTTGGCCCTCCACATTGCGTCAATAACCTCTGTACCCTTCCCGGCCACAAGCATCTCATTTGCATCCTTTAATGGTAAGCTCGCAATCCTAGCCTTCCTAGGGGACAGCAAAGCAGAACACTCCTTGCTGGCTTGTATCCCCGGCTCATCGTTATCAAACATAAACACAACCACCTCAAACTGCTCAAGCCATTCCAAGTTCTTAGCCACGGCTTTGACCGCTCCCTGAGCACCATTAGGGACAGACACTACAGGCCACTTATTCTGGTAAAGCTGGCTTACGGAAAGAGCATCAATTTCCCCCTCCGTAATCGTAACCATTTTAAAATTCCCCTTCCAAAGGTGCATTCCATAAAGCCCCATCCTGTGCCCATCGCCAATAATTTTAAAATCCTTGTTAGGAAACCGAATCTTTTGGGCAATAACCTTGCCGTCCATATCCTTGTAATTGGCAATCTGAACTGGCCTACCATTGTAGTGCCCGATCCTGTAGTCCCACTTCTTACAAGTATCCAAGGTCAGGCCCCGCTTGTTTAAATCAATATGTTCACCATCTACAAAAGCTTCCTGTGGCATCATTTCAATCATCCTCCTTTGTGCTGTGTTTGTTGTGTTGCTGTCCGCCTTAAAATACGTCCTGCAAGCAAAGCAATATCCGTGCCCATCATCATACCTTGAAAGGGCATCGGATGATCCGCATTTTGAGCAAGGTTCGTGTGCTACGAAACTGCTCATTTAACGCAAAACACCTCCGTACCGAACAGGCGTATTTTGGCTGTGCCTAGATAGCAAGCCGTGTACTTAACCGGGGCTTGGTCTTCTAGCTGTTTCTCAAGATATTCAAAGCGGTCTTTGGTTATGCCAATTCTAGTTGGCTTCGCCCCATATTTTGCTTCGAAATCGTTTACAAAGTCTAGCAAGTTTTCTAAGCTCATCTCTCTCCTTTAGCCAATCCTCAGGGATTCGGCCCTCTGCAAAAGGAAAACCATTTTTGGTCGCCCATTCTGCGTATGTTGTTTTGGTGTGTTTGTTAAGCCTGTTGCTGGCTCTTTGAAAAACCAAACGAATATCAATCCACGGACTAGCCTTTTTGACAAGCACTAACTTTGACCTGTCGGCTGAACGAAACCACCCCTTTGCCTCTACAATGATCCCATTCCACAGGATGAAATCAGGCGTGTATGCACACTTCCGAATGTAGGGCAAACGGATGGATTCGTACTGGAACTTAGCCCCCGCCTTTTCAAGGTGTAGGGCTATGTTGTGTTCCAGCGTGGAACGATACTTCTTTGGTTTAGAAGTCGCCATTCCCCTTGGCCTCGGCATCGCTACCAAACACATTGTCAGGAAGGCTTTCGCCTCCGCTAACATATCCTTCCTCCTCTGCCGTAAAGCCAAAGGCTTCAGCGTTGGCAACACCGCTAGGGGATTTAAGATCAATCACCTGAACGGCCTTGCAACGAAGGCTTGCCCCAACCCCAAGAGCCGGGGTGTACCAAGGGAACACCTCGCAAGCAACTTTAATGATGCTACCACCACCAACTCGCTCCTTGATTACCTTTCCTTTGGTATCAAACAAAGCGGGACGCTGTTCCCATTCTTTGCCTGACTTCTTGCTTTTAACCTTGGCGGAAAGAGCAAACTTAATCCGCATCTTCCCGGTCTTGTTTCCTTCTTTGTCGGTGTCTTCCTTAATCGGAAGCTCAGCCACCTTCAATTCCTTCTTCTTAAGAAGTCGGCATTGTTCAGCGTAGTATTCTTTGACGCAAGCCTTCACCGATTCGGCAAAGCTCTTGGCTTCGTTTGGATCGCAAAGCAAGCTGACAGAGTATTCCCCATCAGGCTTAAACTTTGTGTCAGGCTCATTCAGTTTAGGGTAGCTTGCAACTCCCTTGGGGGAGACAAGCTTAAGTATTCTATTGTCCATTGTTGTATCTCCTTTTTAGGTTAGTTCACGGACACTTCAGTATCCGAGTCATCCAAGACCTCTCTTGGAAAAACTTCTGCCGGGGCAAACTGCAAAACGTAATTCTTAGGCCAGCGGAAACCGCAAGCGTAAAGAAACTTTTGGAAGCTAATCAAAATGTCATCCAGCTTCCCCGAATGGGTAGACATTGTTACCTGAGTCTCAGGTTGGTTTTCGTAGCGTGAGGAATGAACAAAGGTAGTCACTTGCCTACCCTCATCCTCAAACTCGTATGGTTTTGGTTCTCGATTCATTTGTTGTGTGTCCTCCTTTTGTTTAGCCAAAGATATAGTTGGCCTCCCATACCTGTCCAGCGTCAAAGTCGCCCCTAGCAAAGTTATTAGGCAAGCTTATGTCTGGTTTAATACGGCTAATGCAATTCTTGAATTCAACTAATTGGTCATCTTTAAATATGGAGACCATTGAAGCCTTAATCTTGCGAGTCAACTCCGAGACAAAGTTGGCGTGAGTCCCAAAGCAATCGTGGATCGCCACTACGCTGGTATGTTCAAAATCGCACAAGGCAAGGTGTAGGATGCTTGCGTCCAAGCTGTGGATAAAATTGGGGGAAACCGCAAGCTTTTGTTTGGTATCGTCCACCTTTTTAAGGTTTTCTTTTTGCAACAAAACATACCGAAACTTCCCGGCCAAATTGGTCTTAACCGAAACCCCGCTACTCGCCATATACGGCTGAGCCACCAAGAATCCGCTAGGGCTTATCCAGCACACCGGGCTATTGGCCTTAGCCACAGGACTAGCCACCGAAGTAAGCCACTCCATACATTCCATTCCTTTGGGGATAAACTTCTTTACGGCCTGAACGCATTGTTTGGCTAGGTACATAGTACACTTCCAAAAGTCTGGAATATCTTTAGGCAAACTTCCGTGCTTGGTTCTATACCAATCCTCAATTCCCGCACGAATGCCATACAAGGTGGAGCCATAGGGAAGAGTCATACAAACAGGCTTGGTAAGCTTGCGATCCAGCACCTTGCTTTCCCAGAACCTTGCATAATCGCTATCATCTTTTCGTAACAAAATGTGTAGCTCTCCCAAAACCTTTCCGTAAATGTCTGAAGGCTCGTGCCTGTAATTCAGGTTCGTATGGCTTGCACTTTCAGAATCCCCGGTAAGAAGTGAAAGAATCTGTAGACCGCTGGCTGTGCAATCCAAAGTAACAGGCAGATGGCTTTTAAAATTAGGCTGTTCAAACATATCCACATATTCCTTGCACCATCTTAAAAACTGCCAAGGCTCCTTTGCCTCTTGCCACCACCTAAAGTTCCACGGCTCGTTAACGCTCTTTCTAATTCTTTCTCTGTTGCTTTTAAGCCAATCCGTACAATCTTGCAATGTCCCCTTTAGGCCAAACAACCCTGCCCCATACTTTAAAAGATGGCTTAGAGATTCATTGTCATTCAACGGCTGGCCTTCAGAAAACTCCAGCAACGCTTTTGCATAATCCGACCCTTGAGGATTGAGGTGCTCGGTAACATAATAAACCCTTCCCCTAAAATCCAACTGACAAGGAAAATGAATCTTACCAGCATTTAAAAACTTTTGTGCTGTGTATATGGTTTGGGCCAAGGCAAGCCTTTGGGAGCGATACTCCGCATTCTTGCTGTAGACATAAGCAGACTGACGGCTGTAGGCTTTAATTTCTTCCACGCTTGCCCCATCCTTTGGCTTGGAAGGCAAAACCAAAAGCTTGTTCATCGGAACTTCTTTTCCGTCATCTATGCCGTTCTTCCAGAAATTGTGCATAATCTCAAACAACCATTTATTCACCCGCCACCCTGTCCCCTGCATCCTGTTTACCGCATCAAACACTCTTTGGTCAGTCCGTCCTACCACGGCTTCCAACACTTGCTTGTTGCGTGTTTTAACAAAAGGGTATTCCACCTCCCGGCTGTAGTATCCCCCAACCACAGAATTCTTTCCCCAAGGCTTTGGCTTATCCAAAGAAGGATACTTTCTAGGCTGAAGGTATTGCTTGGCTTCTTCAAACTTTGTAATCCATTGCATACATTCGTCCGTGGCAATAATTACATTTACCCAACGCTTAGGGCTTTCCCACTTTTTGTGAACCTTGACCAATCCTGTGTGCTTTATAAACAGGTCTGCACAAACAGAGCCTATGTGTAAGCGTTCCGTTGGGGTGAGATACTTAACCTTTATGCCTATGCTTTTAATGGTGCTGTAGGCACATTTCTTTCGGAAGTCATATCCCACCTTGGTACGCATAAGGCGTTTTCGTGAACGCTCGGCATAGGTTGGGTTTTTCTTTTTAAGTAAGTTAAAGTTTATCTCGGCTTCCAACGCTTCCCCAATCTTTACGCAAAGCCGGGTATGTGTCTTCTTTGTAGATACAGAATTTAAAATGATCCTAGCCGATATGCTGGCAATGACATCAGGAGCAAGCTTTTCCAAGTGGCGTACCGCCGTGTGTCGAGTCCCCGGCTTTCGTTTGGCTTGGCGTATCCAATCCCTTATGGCATTGGCATAAACCCCAACGCATCCTGAGAAAAGCCTGTTCACCGCTGGCCGTGCTGTCTCTAGTTCCCTTTGAATATACCTAGCCCTTTGCTCGTTATGCCGAACCTCCCCCATCTTAACCATTTCAGATTCCAAGCCTTGCTGGTCAACCCCTGTGTCCACAAAGCCCACCTTTAGGAAACAATATCAATCCCCGATACTGCCGGGGTTACAGACACTTTATATATTTTCTCAGCCAATCCTGAAATTGGGACAAACATAGTACATTTGTAATCGCTGTGAACTGGCGGACGAAAGGCAAAGTATGGTTCTTCAAAAGTCTTTATGGCAAAAGTATGACGCTTGCAAAACCCAGAATAAGGGCATTCATCATACACGCATTTAATCTCATCACTCATTTCTTTAGCTCCACAAACACCGGGGTTTGCTCCCCGACATAGGCTCCCTCCACATTGTAGGTAAAGAACTCGCTTGCGTCAGCCTCGTTCATCCCATCCCTTTCCATAAGAATTTTAATGCACTTGTCCTTGTCATAGGCCACAGCCATAGGCTTGTCATACGCCCAAGCCACCCCAAGGATTGCCTTGTCAAACCCATCGGCAAACAATAACTCTTTGTAATTATGCTTTTCTTGTAGCTTCTCTTTTATTGTCATAATGCCTCACGATTTCCTCTGCTTCATCCAAGTTAAAGCCAAATATGTAAGCGACCTTACGCCTGACCAAAGGCTTGAATACA